TATCATATTTCAGATCGTGATGCTGAAATATTACAATCGTACTTTAAAGATCGGTACGTATTTCAAAATGATGATAACAATGTGCAATTAAGATCTAGTGCACATCCTGTGCTTGCTATTCTTAATGAATATGCTAATTCCGAAAGTGACCGCGATGCACGTTTGATGATTAATCGCGGTCTTTCTGTTATGACTATTGGAGACAATGCTAATACCAAAATTGGTGCTAACCACAATTGTCTCAAAATTGATTCTGCTCGTGAAGCATGTCGTACTGTCACTAATACATTGAGTCGAGAACAACTTTCAGTACTCTGTGTTAAGGGTTTGAATTCCCGCACCGCCACACCAGCTTGTATTGGTGGTGCTGAAAATTGTGAATTTCCTGCACAAATTTGTTATTCTGTGCATTCAATGTACGACATCACACCACAACAACTTATTGAAATTTTCGACAAACATGGGTTGATTAAGATGGTTGTATATATGTACATTCCACTCTTTTTGTATTCAACACATTTAAAAAATGCTGATGAATTATCACACCGTTGTCACATATTAGGTGATGATGTTTTCTTCACGCTTAACGACTCATGTATTCCCTATCGACATAGTCTCAACAATTGGCGTTTTTGGGCCAATTTTACTTCAATTACTTCTGACACATTTCGTATAGTTCGTGAAACAAATCACACTTTTGGTCCAATGCATATGATTACATTGACTCGTACTGGTAATTATGGTGGCTTTATTGACTTATGTGTACCTATTGGCAATTTATCGAGTCAATTTTACTTAGTTCCTAGTATGCGTGAAAGTATATTCCGCAATTTTGCTGCTCCACAATGTACACTTAAACATTATCTTGTGCCTGTACACGTCGTTGACCAGTTGATGTCTTACACAGTGCGTCAAGCTGACGAAGCGTATAAATATACTGAATTAGCTACTGTTGCTTCTGGTCTTTTGCGATCTATTAAAATCGGTCCAGTTACTTATCATGATCGTTGGAACGTTTCACCTGGTGACTATCACGATATTACTTTATCTATATTTCTTCTAGGCGCTATACAACGCACTGATCGTACTAAGTCTATCAGTGAGACTTTCAAACATTTACAAAATTGGTTCGGTGCCGAAGGCATTTCTATTGAATTTCGACAACTTTTTGTATCTATCTTAAACCACCTCCATTTGTTTTCAGACAATAGAACGCACGAAAATTTTGTTAAACGTGCCAATGATTACAAATCTGATTATTTATGGCAATACAAAATAGTTGTATTGCGTGATATAATTCTGAAACTTGATGTTCACGTTAAATATGCAGCTGATGGTATGCCTTTTTTAACTCGGGATTGTAAATTACCTTTAACAGCTGATAAATTTATTCAAGATCATGAAGAAATCCAATTGGACGTTGTTGTCCAACCAAATAAATCAGAGATACCTATTAAAAAGAAGTCTATTATTGATGTTCCACCAACACATTCTACTATTGATTTAAATATGGACTCTATTTCTGAGAGTGGGGTCACTCTCAAATTTAACGCTGAACAGCAAACTGATGAATTCGAACTTTCTGAACTTCCTACTACATCAACTCGTGGCAACGATGATTCTGAATCTGAACAAGCTTTGAGAAGCTTTATTGAAAAGTATTACACTGACAATGATGAACGTGCTTATCTGTATAATCACACCACTTTAAGACAAGCTGGTCGTTTGCGTACTATCATTCGACACCCTAACGAACTTCGTAAGTACTTAGAGAGTGCTATTGAAGAGCGTCGTGTTTATGAACGTCTTAACGAGATATTACAAAAGTATGAGAATGGTAATCGTCTTTATGAAACTATTATCAATGAACGCCCCTTCTCTGACGTGCAACTTGCTGTTCGTGATAAGGATAAACTTCGCGAACTTGTCAATGAAGCTAGGGCTTCTTGGGAAGAGTATCAAGACGAGCCCATTCAGAATTCTCGAGTTGTATCTGTTGCTGATGAGCTTGCTATTTGTCCAGTTTGCAAGTGGTCTTATGCTCATCTAGATGATGAGCGTCGTACTCAGCACGTTAATGAACACTTTGACAACCGTAGATCTCGATCTGTTTTAATTAGTCCTGTGCTCGTTGCTAGAGATGGTGTGCCTGTTCAGAATTTATTGCCGAAAACAAATCCAGCGCAGGGCCAAGTCCCTGCTGGTTTTCTTACTGGTCATTGTCTCCTTCAAGCCGTTTGGGACACTTTTCCTTCACATTTAAAACCGAAACAACGTGATATGTTACACGCTATGCGTGATACACTTGTTAATATGGTCAATACTGATAAACAGTGTCCTTTTACACTGTTAGATGTTGAGAATTATATTTGTTACGGTGCTTGGGAGAATAATCCAGTTACTACTGTGATTCCACAAATTTTATGTGAAATGAACAATATTTGTATTAAAGTTATTAAGAAAGGTGGTAACGTTATACTTGAACCACATCGTAAAGATAAAGCAACTCGACCTATCACTATTTATTTTAACAAAGGTCATTACACTTCTACTGACGAGGCTGGTGCTCGTGATAAATATCCTGCACTACTTCGTGCTATTCGTGAAAAACTTGGTGCTCCACAAATTATTGATTACTATCGACCAATCACTTGGGACGACGAAAGGCAACTCTGTCTTGAGCATGATATTGAAGTTGTATTGCACGGTGTTTACCGTTTGTGTGATTCTGATGGCACCACTCATCGTATCCATGTTACTCGTATTATGACTATTCAATCTGATACTAAAGAAGATGTCATCTATTCACATTTCACCCGTACTGATTATCTAATTCAATTAGTCGGTGAAATTATCCAAACTCAAAAGCGTCAATGTTTATTGATTGAGTTTGAACTTTGTGACAACATGCTCAAGATTTTTAGAAATATAATTGAATTATCTGCTGCCCCAGGTTACCTCTGTGAGGTCATTCACGACACTTTATCTGTGACACACAAATCTAAGATTACTATGTGCCACTACACACCAGGGCTCACCATTAAAAATGACTTAAAGAAAGAATTACGTAATTCAATTTTTCAATATAAGCAATATGAAGAACTTATTAATCGATTTAAACAGAATGATTTTGATTTAATCATTTGTGACGCCGCTACACGATTCGATTCTGAACGTGTTATTAATTCAATGGTTGACGTTATTA